GTTTCGGATTTCGTTCCAGCAAATTTCACTGGCAGATTTCCAGCTGGATTCCCAGCTAGCTGGACCAGCATAAAATATACACAACAACACAAAAATTGATACCATACCACTACACTTTACACTTCACCCGCCATGGTCTCCCTACAACAGCAGAAGTTACCCCAGCTCTTTGGAGTGATGGATCCATCCCCCTCACTCCCTTCTCGCTACTATGTATTTATGGCATACGAAGGCCATTATACAAGTATCCAGATAGTTGATAATATGAAATTCAGCAAGCCATTCACTGTATGGATAACTCATGATGAACAGGAACTTCCATTCACATCAAGAATATACTACAGTGACGCAGAGACCGAGGTTACTTTCTGGGATACAGGCATTAACATTATGTCAGATGAGAATGAGTTAATTCCTGTGCTGGATTTCAAGACACCGCTCTTGCTACCAAACGAGTCAAACCGTATCTCACCGGTCTATGTAAGCCCAGACAGTATCATCTCAAAGAGTGCGCATCAAATTATTGCCCGCTCGCGCAGAAACGAGATGATGGATATTCTTCTAGATCTTACATATGCCGAGTTGCATTATACACCACCAGAACCTCCAGCAATCCAGAGACTACACCCAGCTATAAAGAAGGCTGCCCCAGAAGCCAGCTTCAGTCTACCACCTCATGCAGCTGCAACTTTTGTGAGGGCTCTTATCCAGGATAAGAAGCTCTGCAGCATTACCACAAACTCATTTGATGAGATTACAGTCGTTGGAATTACTCCATGTTTCCATTGCTTCGATTGCGAAGCACTGGAAACGTGGCTCTCCGCCCATAAATCATGCCCAGAGTGTCGGTCATCAGTCGCAACAATTGTAAAATATAAACGCTAGTTCTTCACCTTCCTCGTCCCATTATTCTTTTTCCAATATCTACTGTTCCAATATTTGGGCCCATATCCAACAAACAGCTCCTCACCAGCTTTAATATTTCTCTTAGACACAACCCGTCCATCTGTATAAAAAATGATATTTGCCTTATTCACTGTTCCTTTAGGACTATTAATGCGGCTTGTCCAGTTCCCCTTCTTCAATCCATCCACATAAAACTTTTTCTTGCTATCAGACGGGTCATCAAGTGTAAGAACATAAGTTCCAAGACCAGCATCGCTGAACTTCTTCTCAAACTCCGTATCCGCTAGATGCTCACCTCTGTAAAATCCAAGATCGGTGTTGACTGGAATATCTTTCTTAGCAAAAACACCAGTCCCAGCACCGGGTACACCCGACTCTTTCAGTTCAATCAAATTCTTTTCCACATGCTTCTCGGTTGCTGTCTTGGGAAACTCAGGAAACAGCCTCATTTCTGATTCGTGAGATTTAAAGTATAGATTATTATTCATATATGCAGGTTAACGGAGAACTTACAGCCATTGGTATAAATACTCAAACAGATAAGGCATATTTCCATAACTTCACACCCGTCTATGAACGCTTTCTTTTTGATAAGAGAGACTCTGTAAAAAAGATTCTGGAGATTGGTGTTTTCCATGGCTCCTCAATACAGATGTGGGAACGTTACTTTCCTAATGCAAAAATCCTTGGTCTTGACATAACATCTGTCTATTTTAATGAGCGAACATATAGTGATAGAGTTGCTCTTACACTATGTGATGCTACAAATGTTGACCAGTTAACATCTGTGATGTCTGCTTATTCATTTGAACCTGGAACTGTAGACTTTATTATTGAGGATGGTAGTCACTTAGTAAGTCACCAGGTAAAAACACTTGGACTTGCCTGGAAATATGTTAAACCTGGTGGCATCTATATTCTAGAGGATATGCATACAGCTATTCCCTTACTTATTGGTCGGCACGCGCACATTCCACACGATGGAGGATATATTGACGCATCTCCGACGACCGATCAGCGCGTTCTCGGAACAATGTATGGATATCCCGATCTTTTTCCTGGTCTACCAATTGACGAAGTTGAACATATCGCATATGTATCTAATGTGAAGACCATGAGTCTGACGTGTATATTTACCAAAAAAACATTCTAAGCTATAAATATACATGTGGTCTAACTCTGCGGCTGTTATTGAGCACGTGAAGAATTCATTTGCCGCTACGGAGGCTGGAACATCTACGCTCGATGCCGAGGTTCTGGGTATGCGTGGCAGTACGGGGCGCAAAACGAGAATGTTCTATAACAATCTCGGTAATACGCAGGAGGCCATTAATGTAATAGATATCGGTACTAAGCTTGGAAGCTCTACAGCCTCCTTTCTTAAGAACAATGGCAACGTTAGCGTATGCGTAGTTGACGATTGGTCACAGGGAGGTAGCTCTGAAGAATTAATAAACACTCTTAAGTCTTCAAAGCTTACACTTGTTGTGTCAAAGCCTGACGAGGCCGATCTTGCGCTGTTACCCAAGGCCAACGTTGTCCTGTATGATTCTTTCTATTTTGACGGTGAACTTGAGCGCAGTCTTAAAAAGCTGAGCGCGGTCTTCGCCGATGTATGTGTTCTTATCGTAGATGATTGGAATGCTATTGGCGTTAATAATCAGACATATAACGCGCTTTCTGCAATTGATTACACGGTAGTCTATGAGAATGGTGTGAAGACAAATTATGACTCAGAGGCGGCGACCACATATTGGAACGGTATGGGTGTATTTGTCTTAGTGAAGAATGGTGTAAAGGCTGATGCGCCTGTGCCGGTTGTTGAGCCGGTGGCTGCACCTGTGCCGGTTGCTGAGCCGGTGGCTGCACCTGTTGAGCCGGTTGCTGAGGTGGTTGCTGCACCGGTAGAGCCGGTTGTTGAGCCGGTTGCTGAGGTGGTTGCTGCACCGGTAGAGCCGGTTGCTGAGGTAGTTGCTGAGCCGGTCGCAGCTGCCGAGACTCCCGCGTAAGGCAACTTGCTTAGATAAAATTGAACACGTAGTCGCCCTAGCCATCATCACGTATAAAATGAACACGCACTCGCACTTTCACACGCACGTGAACACGCACAGCTGCGGCTGCGGTCGCACGCACATTACTGCGCACACGCATGTTCACATGTATGAGACAGGCACCACCCCTATTCGCTCGCCGTCCCCTGTGGCGCGCCGCACTCGCTCCAAGATCCAGCGCGCAACGTGGGAGAATACTCCGTGGGGTGTCGCTGACAAGGACATTGCAGATCTTCTCACCTTTCTGCGCGAGAGTGATGATCCGTGGGAGCGCTCTCTGATTCCTGAGGTTGAGAAGGATGCTATCAGTCGCATGGCGAAGCGTGCCAAGAAGGCGACTGTGTGAGTAAACATGTATATACCTACTGCAAAAAACAAATACAAGACAACTTTTTGGTTTACCAAAGTAAAAAGAGTTCTTGTTTTTGTTTGTTTTTTATTTACGTCTACACCTTCTTAGATGTCATCGACATCGAGGTCCTCATCACCCTCTGCAACCTTCTTGAGAGGGTCATCCACCTCAAACTCAATGCCATCATCAGCATCACCTTGGCCCGTCTCCACCAGAGAAGAATGGAGGCGCTTCTCCAAGACCAGCTTCTTGATGTTTCGCGGGCTGACAGTTCCCTTCACCTCAAAGTTTGAGCCACTTTGAACGACAATGATAATGTCGTTTACACAGATACGGGCCATATTCTTGTCAACTGCCTTCGCTGTGACCTCAATGAGCTCGCTCCTGTGCTTGGGGTTCGGGATGTAGACGCGGAACATTCCATCACCCATAGTCTTGAAGGCCTTGCCAAAGAGAACGTCAGGGTCCGTGAGAGCCTCTGCCTCCACCTTGGCGTTCTTTCGCTCCTTGCGCTCCTGTGACGCCTTCTTGTTCTTCATGTTCTTCATATTGACAGACATCTTGGCTGTTAGTTAGAAGAGGATAAAAATAAATAAGTAATTCGCGCCCATCAATTTTTTTCGGTTTAGGCGAGTCCGTCATCGCCTGCAATTGACGCGATAAGAGGCCAGCCACCTAGATTGAGCCAGCGCGACACATTGTTAGGATGCCAGACAGCCATAGCAATCCCCTCCTTATACTGGAGCATGCGCTGCTTGTGACGCGCCTTCTCCTCGCTCTTAATATCTGCCGCAAGATACTTCATAAGCTGAAGTGGATCTGTGGGAAACATGTTCAGACGCTCATTCGCAATCTGCCGCCTGAAGAAGTAAGAGGTAAGCTTTTCATCTGAGAGGAGAAGGTGGCTGCGCATCTGAGGAAGCAAGAGGGCTTCCTTGATAAAGCGCTTTTGCCTGTTGAGAATCCCGAAAATACGCTCAGTGTCCTGGTGGCGCAAACTATAATCTTGGAAGTAGCCTGTGAAGATCTTCAGGATGAGCGCTGGCGAGGTTGCCGGATTCGCGAGGAGACGACCAATGCGACTCTCCATAGAAGGAATCACATCAGCCAGCGAGAGGTTGAAGTACATCTTGAAATAGTTGTAGATCGCGTGGTAACAAATGCTGTGGTTCCACTCGGGAAGCACCTTGCCAGTTCCACAGAGGATGATGAAGACGTCCGTCATAGAGACATTCGGGAAGTTCCATGCATGACTGCGAACGTGCACCATCGCAGCAACGTCTGCCTCTGTGAGAACAATCTTACCACTGTTCAATGAGAACTCAATGACAGTCTGGATACGGCCCATCATAGACTCCTGCGAGTAGTCGAGTCCCTGAAGAAGGAAGCGCCGGTCCTGGAGGTTGAGAAAGCGACTCATCCAGACCGTCTTGTCATAGAAGTCATGGTGCTTCAAACAGGTGTTGCTCTCTGGATGGCAATAGCTGCGACACGGTCTCAGATCGCGGAGACGAAAAGCTTGGCAGAAGGACATTTTGCGCGAGTCAGTGGATAGTAGACAAAAAATAAATAAGGTGGTTTTCAATTTTATTGGTTTTACTTCTTACCCTTACGCTTCTCGGCGGCGATCTGCGCCAAGCGCACATGCTTTGCAGAGCCGAGGCGGTCAGCACCCTGCCGCTTCTCCTTCGCGCCCTTGTGGCCCTGCTTCTTCGTTTGCGGCGGACTCTCCATATCTACTGTTGTGTGTGGAAGAGGTGGTTGGGGGACTGGCTGGGGGCTGGCCGTGTTCAATTTTTCTCCGCGAGGTTGAAGAGCAGCTCCTCAAAGTCAGCAGGTGCTGTCTCTTCCACAGAGATAACATCGCGTGCCCATGAGCCCACGAGCGGGTCACCGTCACGAAAGTCTCCACCGCCACGGCCGTTACCCTCTGCTGTCAGAAGAGGGAGAGGGTGAATCGTGTAGTTCTCGCTAGACTTAGGAACCTTCGTCTTATCCACGAAGAGCTTCTTGCTGTGGTTCGCGACGAAGCGATACTTGTCAGTCTTCTTCTCCGTGGGGCGAATCTCGTTATACTCTGTGCAGAGGCGGTAGAGATTCTCTTCCTGGTCTGGCTCAGCATCCGCATAGTCACCAGCCCAGACTACACGAGACTTGTGGTGGGGTCCCTCTGGGCTCAGAGCGAACTCGAAGGTGGAGACGAAGTTGTTACCAATCCACGAGTGCTCCATCAGCTTGAGACCGTTTCCGTATCTATGCGCCAGCATCCACACAATGATCTTGCCGTCTGCACTGAGAACGATAGGGTAGTAATACTGGCCCATTTTGTTCGCTGTGTTTTTGTTTGTAAAAAATAAGTTAAGGAAGGTTACTTTCAATTTTTTGCGATTGTAAGAGCTACTTGGCATCCACACACTTACCGCAGAGGTGGATACTCTCGTCTACCGTAAACTCAGAGTCAGTGACTCCGTCAACGAGGTCGTTGCAGAGGTGGCAGTAAGCCTCATACCTCTCCTCAAGACAGCCGCCAGGGCCCATGTGGCCGAGCTGGTTGAGGTGGCCCTGCTCACAGCCGTCGCAGCGCTTTGGGCCGCTATCCAGCGGGATGAAGTCCTGCTCTTCTTTCTCAGGGTTGAGCACTGTCATCTTGCTCAAGATCTTCTCAGGGCTCACCTCGTTATTGGCAGAGTCCTTGTAGATAAAGAGCGCCCCCTTCACATAGGTGAAACGGCTGTAGTTGCCTGTGGGGTTGAGGTAGTAGTGGTCTTCTACATGGTCAGAGAGGACGTTGAGGACGTGAGGAGCCGGTGACGTAGATAGCAGAGCGTTCCGCACGGCCTTCACAGGGCATGAGAAGATCATGGGTGAGCTAGCTGGTCCTTGCACGTAGATGCCTGGCTTTCGCGCATTGTAGAAGGAATAGGTGCGCAGCTTGGACTCGCCGAACTCGGGCAAGTAGGCGTTCCTGTCAAAGTAAGACGGCTGGCAGTTGAGATAGGCCGCGACGTGCTCACCAGTGGGGTCGAAGTGGTCGCGACAGCCTGGGCAGTGGCAGGCTGGCATGAAGCCATAGAAGCCGCTGCCATTATGACCAGGGTCTACCGCGCGCATCGCGGCGCGCTCGGTCAACACCTCTGTTGCGGTTACAGTGCGTGGGAAGGCCATTGTGTCTATGTATGAGGAGGCTCAGCGAGCCAGCGAGTTCAAATTTACACAAAAAAATTGATTTTTTGTGGGTTTTGTTTGGTTCTTTTTGTGGGTTTTGGGGTTTCTGACTTTGTGGGTTTTACTGTTTACTCGTCCTCCAGGTCCGCAGGCTTGGCGAACTTGGTGTCGATGGTCTTCGCGGCGCTGTTGTAGCGCCCGACCCACTCATACTCCTGAGTGAGCAGATCGCCGCGCATGTTGCGCAGGTAGCTGACACCCTTGTGAGTGAAGGGGGCGAAGACCGTGGGGCCGTTCTCGTCAGCTGCAACCGGTGCAGGCGAGGCAGGCAACGGCACAGCAGCTGCGGCTGGCGCGGCAGCCTTGGCGGCCTTGGCAGCCTTGCGCTCAGCGACCTTCTTGTCGTGGGCAACGCGCTCCTCAGGGCTCATCTCGCTGAGCTTCTTAGGACCGCGCCGCTTCTGCGACGAAGTATCGCTGGCGTTGCCATCCGCCTCAGGGGCAGGCACAGCGACAGCAACAGGCTCGGCGACAGCGACAGCGGCAGAAGGCGCAGCGGCGGCAGCAGCAGCCTTCTTGGCCGCAGCAGCCGCGCGGCCAGCCGCCATCTTCGCCTTCTGCTCCTCAGAGAGAACCTTCTTAGGCTTCTCCTCGGCAGCAGCAGGCGCAGCAGCAGGCACAGGCTCAGCAACCACAGCCTCGGGCGCAGCAGCAGCGATGGCCTTGGCAGCCTTCGTCGCAGCGCGCTTGAGCGCAGCAGCAGCCTTCACCTCCTCGCTCTGCGGCTTGCGCACCTTCACAGGCGCCCCAGGAACTGGGGGCACTGCGACGGCAGCCTTAGCCGGCGTAGACAGGGCGCCGCTGTAGGCGGCGAACGCGCACAGCAGCGCGTCCTTTCCAACGTGGTTCTCCAGAGCGACGAACAGGTCGACGATGCTGATAGAGGCCATTTTAGAGACTTTTAGAGTGTTGTAGCTTTAAAAGGGATGATTCTATTGGCCAGAAAGCTTCATTCAATTTTTTATTCAATTTGAATGGGGGGTTAGAAAAAGGGGTATTTTGGGTCAATTATGGGTATTTTGAGGCCTACATTCAATTTAACTATAAAATTGAATGGGCCCTCTTAGAGGGGTATAGCAAGTTCACTGAAATTCTCATTGAACAACCGCAAAATGCCCGTCCGTCGCTCTGTGCGAATTGACGCAGCAAACGCGCGCGCCGCCTATCACGCTGGAGAGGCCTGGTACAGCGCCGCCACAGCGGTCTGTGAGGCTGAGCCTAACAACCCCAGCCCGCACATGCCTGACAGCGTGCGCCAGCTGGAGGCCGTCTGGCTGGCCGCTGAGGAGCGCTGCTCTGCTGCTGCCAAGTTGCTGTTGGCGCACGACCTCTTCGACTGTGTCGCCCTGCCTGGCGATCTGGAGGAGCGACAGGCCCATCTCAGCACAGTAGAGATGCTGGAGTTGCTCTACCCACTGGTCTGAGCCTCCCTTCTGTAAAAAACAACACAAAAACACATAAATACCTTTTTTTATTGAGGATAAAATTGAAGCCACCGCTCTCGCCCTCTGGAGTATCCCTCTCAGCACACAGCAAAGATGGCCACCTCTACCTCCCCTCTCAACGAGTGGAAGGCGATCGCAGACCACCACCGCACGCAGCTGGCGCTGGCGGAGGCGAAGGTCAAGGAGCTGTCCGCCCCTGTTGAGCAGCTGCTCACAGCGGCCGAGATGGACAATCGGGTCATCGCTATGGAGAATCGCAAAGCCTACAAGACCTCATGGAAGAAGGCTGTGGGCTATGGTCTCGTGCGCAACGTCCAGAACATCCTCGAGGAGTGCCACGATTACCTCCGTAACCCTGAGGGTGGTGATGAGGGTGGGATTGACCTTGACCTGGCTGAGAAGGCCAGACGGCTGACAGGGAAGCTCGGCAGCCTCCAGTGGCAGCTCTTCACGCTGCGGGTCATTGAGCACCTGAAGAAGGAAGGCTGCTTCCACAATGAGGATACCCGTGACTTCGACACCTTCGAGGACACAGCGGGCGGCTGTGACGAGGTTACGCAGGATGCGGCCTTCTGGGTAATTGAGCACAGCGACTAGAGAGTAACGAGACTAACTAGAAAAACACACAAATAACCACCTTTTTTATTGACGGTAAAATTGAACTTGCGTCTTGAGGAGGATACGTATCTTCTATAGCAAAGACCACCATGGCCTCAGCCACAGTTGAGCGTCGCGCGTCTGTCCTCTTTCACGCAATTGAAGAGCAGGTGGGCATCCTCTTTGACGAACAGAGAGCGACCCTTGAGGCCATGCGCGCTAAGCAGCTACAGCGGATAGAGAAAGCGACCGCGACTGCGACCTTTAATGAACAAGAGGTGGCCCGTCTGAGCAAACAGCTAACAGGCGCCACGCATCGTGCTGGCCTTGCACGTCGCAATGCGGATGACGCGCGCCAGAAGATGATCTCCATTGAGATGGCACTAGAGGCAGTCAACTCGGCTGTCTCTATGGGACAGCAGTTCCTTGAGATGGCCGCTGTGGCTATCCAGCCACCTCTTGCTACGGCGAAGCCGCCGGCATAAGTTTTAAAGTTCTCCGGATTAAAAACCCAAACCGCGTCCTTTTTCCAAGAATCCTGAAAGTGATTCTAACTAAATTTCTATGTTTAAAATATAAAATGCCTAGCTCCCGATGTGCTCCGTTCATTAACGCTGCTGGTGTGTTTAACTCTCAAAAGGCTCTCGGTAAATTGAATACAGCGCAGCGCGGCGCGTGTGAGCTTGAGGCGCGCCTCGCGGCGCAGGCGAAGAAGCCTTCGCCATATGCCCAAGGAGGACGTCGCACGCGCAAGAACCGCAAGGGTCGCAAGGGTGGCAAGAGCCGCCGCAATCGCCACTGAAGGGCGACACCAAAATAATTTCTGCGTATAAAATATAAGATGGTGTTCGTTCCCGATTTTCAGGCGACTGCTGCGACTTGCAAACAGTATCAGGATGAAGGTTCATTCAGAACTATTAAGCCGCAAGGTCCTATGACTGCTACAGATCAACAAAAGTGCGATGGATATTTTTTCTTGACAAAGCAGCCGCGTGTTGGCAGCCCTGAATGGCAGGCGACGCATCTAGGTAAATTTGGTGGCCGTCGCCGCGGTACGCGTAAGGCTCGCAAGAATCGCAAGACTCGCAAGAGTGGCAAGAGCCGCCGCAATCGCCACTGAAGGGTAAACTATAATAATTAAATTTAACGAATCTCAAATAGCTCCGTTAAATTTGAACTCGCATCTGCAAGAGAGGGTAAGCATTCACTTTCTATCAACAGCAAGAATGGCCTCTCCCCTTCTTCAACCCGTCTGCCTCTTGGCGAACCAAATGAGTCTGGTTGACCTAGAGGCTCTACAGGCTCACGTAGCATCTCTCATCACTGGACTGACCGAGAAGAAGCTGATGACTCCGACTCAGATTCGCCAGGAGGTCATCGGCCTAGCATCAGAGAAGAGCAAGGCTTTCAAAGCCGGCTGGAGGAAGCTGGTGATGCAGGAGGACATGGTGGAGAACGTCTTTGGAATCCTCGAGGAGTGCTACGGATCACTCCGCTGCAAGAGCAGCAATGAGGACGGCTGGAAGGCCGCACGAGAGCTGGGCGGCCGTGACACTGCCAAGTGGCAGGAGTTCAAGCTGCGCGTCATCCGACACTTATATGAGAAGGGCTCGTTCGGCTCTCCTGAGGAGGAGGGAGGTTTCCAGGACTTTGAGGACACTGCTAGTGGCTGTGATGAGATTGCATGGGACGCTGCGTGTGATCTGCTTGCTGAGCCCAAGCCTGATTCAAGCGGTAACACACTGGAAGCGTAAATTTGAAGGCGCATCTGGAGGAGAGGTAAGTATCCTTTCCAATCACAGCAAAGATGTCCTCTCCCCGCCGCATCACTGCCGCCGAGATTCTTGCCGAACGCGCTGAGCTTCGCAAAGAGCTCGGCAGCATTCCTCACGGAACTGGCCGCGGCTGGTCCAGCATGCTCTGGGTCTACTGCGATTGCCCCAACTGCCGCGACCAGTATGACCCTACAGGCGAGGAGTCAGCGAAGTATCTCAACATGGACCATGAGTCCTTCTTCAGAGGGCAGTCGGATAAGCCCAGCTTCGCCTTCAGCAAGATCGCAAAGGAGTCCTTCCTGGCTCACAGTAAGCCTGGTTTCTATGTGGGAAAGCGAACAGACTGTCTCAGCCTGGAGCAGGTCAAGGAGGTTGCTCTCCAGGCGCCTCTCATCCTCCACATCGGAGCCGACTACGCCTGGAACGAGTACATTCCATCAGAGGATGAGACTGTCTGGCGTCGCCGCAGCTATAAGGATGGGCGCAGCGTCTGGTTTGAGAAGGAAGAGGACAAGACAGTATCCGCAGACAAGCTGCTCGAGCACCTCACCAGTCTGGCACAGTAAAGAAAGAAACAAGCCAACAAAAAACACAAAAAAATTGAACACTTTTTTACGTGGGAAGACAGTATCTCCTAAAAACACAAACAAAAATGGCATCTTCTATCATGTTCACCTACATTTATGACCAGGACGACCAGCAGTGTATGTGGCTCACCCACTCAGCTGTGAATAGTCACATCTTCTTCTGTGAGGACTGCTGCGTAGAGCATCACAGCAATGAAAAGTGCTGTGATGCCTGCCTGGAGAGAGGGCAGTTGAGGGACCTGGCGGAGCGCTTCTACCTTGGTGAGTGCTATGCTGAGCACGATGATGGCTACGCAGCTGCCAAGGCCTGGTATCTCGGCGAGCTCGGTGAGCCTCCTACGCTGGAACAGGCCTATTACCTCGGCAGGAAGCTCTTGGCGTGGTATGAGGAGGAAGAGGGATCTCTACTGCCTGAGCCGCAGTGCGACTGGTTGTTCTGAGAAGTTTGGTGTAACACAAATATAAAAAAACAAAATACTTTTTTATTGCCGGATAAAAATTGAAGGCCGTCGCCCCGTCCTAGGTAATCACAACATCGTCTAGAATGCCCTCTTCTACCGACTTCTTCCTTCTCGCGGAGGAGCGCTACCCCTTCACGTTCGACAACGAGACCAACCAGAAGATCGCCCAGACGCGCCGCGACTACGTGGCTGCACTGCTCGAGTGCAAGACGCAGCCGGCCTACTACGCCATCACCTCAGCGGGCAATCTTCCATGCAGCTCGGTGCCATACATGCCTGATGACACCGCTGGTTGGCAGCGGGTGAAGGCGCATGGGCGCACCATCAAGAAGAGCCGTGCTGCAAAGCAGCGGAACCTCGACGACTACGAGGACTTCTGAAGTCTCGACCTTAAACAAGAAACCATAAAACCCATAAAAACACAGCGATTTTTACGTTGGTAAAATTGAAGTAGCATTGAAGTATACACTATTTCAATGCCACTGCTAATTAAAATGGCGGACGGCACCACGAAAGAAGTCACGCTGCGACCCACCATAGACGTAGACACTGATTACTGCCCAGCAACAGGTAAGGCGCGCACCAAAACTCTTCGCAAGAGGGTTCGCGTCAGCCACGCCCTCACGCGTCAGATGTGGGCCTATCGGGCTCTTCAGTGGAACATCATCAAAACGAACAAGAAATGTTCAATGAAAGAGGCGAAGGTCTTGTCAGAGGATCCAGACCCTTATGAGAAGACCTATGTCTTCTATTGTCTTTGATTAATATCATCGATATTTTTTCTAATATAAATAGAGAACGGCTATGAGTGAACTGAGACAAAGAGGTGCGCCTCCTCAAAGAAATGGCTGGGTTGAAGAAGAGGTTGTTCCGGCAGCTGAAGAACGCGTCAACCGCCGCCAAGTGACAAATCAGCGCCGCCAACGCGTTGTTGGGCGTGGGCCGCGCCCACGTGGGCCGCCCCCACCCGCTGAGGCTGAAGAAAACGATGGTCTGCCAGCTGTTGCGCGCGCGGGAAATCAGCGTGCATTTGCTGCGGCACAATTCGCCAATGCTGCCGCAGTTGCTGCCGCACAATTCGCCAATGATGCCGCAGTTGCTGCGGCACGACCCGCCAATGTTCGCGCAGTTGGTCAACAACAAAGGCAATTACTTCTTCAACGCCCTGTAAATAGAAATGCTGGAAAGGCTAGAGACGAAGCGCTGCAAAGAGACTTTCTTAGATTTCTAGTAGAACAGGCTACAGAGGCGGCCGCAGTAAGAGAGGCAATGGCCCAGAACGCCGCCGCGGAAAGGAATGCTGCGGGCGCCGCCGCCCAAAATACACAGCGTGGTCTGCGAGGTATAGAAAGGGGTGTGGTATCCGTTGGCAGAGAAGCCGCGCGAGGAACAGCTGCTGGATTGGGAGCCGCCGCCGAAGCAAGAGAGGCGGCGCGTATTGCGGCGGCAGGTCTTGATGTAGGAGTACAGGGGTTGGCAGTTGGTGAACAAACGCAGAGACAAGTTTCAATGGTTCAGGCGACCACAAACCTCCTTGTTAGAAAAAGCAATGCGATTATAGCACAAGGAGCACAAATACTAACAACAGTCACACGAACAGAAAGCATGGTGGGTAGACTGAGTGTAGCTGCCGCATATCAACAGGGTAATCGTATAGGATTCATCGGAGCATGGGTTCAGAATGAATGGCTGATGTGTGCAACATTTATTATCTTAACGCCTGTTTTTCCCGTTAGTGTACAAAGTGTACAGAGCTTGTATGCTCTTACAATGGGAACTGTAAGAGGAGGTCAGAGGATTATGCAGGCAATCCACGCGGTGTCAACAAATAATGTGAGCCTGAGTTTTAGTGGAGTAATTAATACTGTTAGCCCGATTTCTTTAATGATGCTCTTATGGAGAGTAAATGGTCAACTTACATCCTTAAGAGCGGCCGGTAACACAGCATATACGAACGCATTTGAGGGCAGTTTAGAAAACAATCTTCCTCATATCATTCGTGGTGGGCGGGAGTTCGCATCAAGAGCCTGGGCAGGTGATATTCCGAATCCTCTGCCATCCATCACACCTGAGATGCGCCAACGCGCGCTTGATATTCTAACTTGGTTTTTTAGAAAAATCTACAGCAGGGAGATGTTTACTGATCTTGGCTCTATTTTATATGGGATTGTAAATAATCCTGGAAATATGGCACAATGGCTTCTTGATTTTATATCTGGAAATGCAAGTGTCATAATAGATGGTGTAATCTATACTATTCGTTCAACAGTGGGGCAACATTATTTTGATGGTCTTTACTATACGCTCGGAACATGGCAGGGCGCTATGGGCGCTATGGGCGCCGATCTTATTGCTTGGATATTCTCCAGTCTTTGGTGGGCCCTTGAGGCGACATTGGGTATGATATATAGAAATGTTATGACTCTCTTGAGGTCTGCTCTGTGCGCTATTCTCATAAGAGTAAGCATTCCTATGAGCGGGCCAATGTATGGAGGTGATTTTGACAGATGTATGGTCGCAATGGGTGAGAAAGCCAAGACACAGGGCGGCTCACGAAAGAGAAAAATGAAGAGGAGATATACCAAGAAATCACTTGTTCAAAGAGGCGGCGCAGAAGGCGAACTTCAAACACAAATCAAAGATGCGTTTGTTGACGTGTTTTTTGAACTCACTATGTTAGAAATATCAAGAGTAGTCTATAATTCTAGAAATCTTATGTTAGATAGAGCAATCAATGCTATGTATGAATCACAGGCAATTGTCTACGAAATTACTCTACAAAAATCTCTTGGATATGAAAATTCTATCCTCCCGCTTGTAGATGAAAATGTGGCGATTGTTCCTTATAAATCCATTATAAAGATGGCGTAATGTCGTGACTATAAGAATGATAAAATTGAATCTCGTTATGATATCGCCATTCTTTAGCAATATCATAACAAAATGGATACACCACTCGAGATGACGCTGCGCGACCTCTTCTTCGTAGTGGGCGTAGCGACCAACTGTCTCAGTCAAGAGAAGAAGGAGCAGGTGTTGCAGTGGCTCTGTAACGAAATGGAGCGGCGGGTCTCAGAGGAGTCCCTTCGTGAAGTGATGCAAGAGAATGGCTACACGAAGGAGGAGCGTTGTGTGAATTGTAATGAGACTGTATTGGATTGGAACTTTGAAGAGGGTGACTACATTCTCTGCGAAGAGTGTCAAGAACAATGTAAAGTATGTAAATTCGCCATCCATTCGTGTCATTGTAATCGTTAAGCCTTTGCTTTCCGCGTCATATTCCCGCCCTTCTTCCAAACATAAATACCCTCGGTCCGCTGACCAACATCTTTTTCACCAATCTTACGACCAGCGGCCGCATTGCCAGGATGACGGCTTGCAACCGGCAGCTGGAGACGCTTCCACATGGGGGGCATATCCTTCTTTACCGAATCATACATCGCCTTCGGCATATTGAGAGCCATGTATCCTGGCGACTTCAGGTTCTTCCACGCACTTGCTACAACTGGGCGGAAGAACTTCTCCAGGAAACCCTCCTCGGAGCCGTATTGCGGCATTTTTTCATACTCTTCCAGCATGAAATACGGCGGGCTCGTGAAGATGAGATCATACTTGAACTTGGAGAAGTCAACTGTCTCGGACGGCTGGAAGAGCATCGTTACGTCGGCCGCGGGGTCAACCGTCTTAATCATCTGTTCGTAGGCGGGGCGCATGTTCACATTAGCGTCAATGCCAATATAGGGAACACCATATGCCATCGCAGCGAGGCAGCGACCACCCCATCCGGCACTGAAGTCAAGGATACCGTGTTTGGGTTGGAAGCGACAGTATAAGCGCTTGGCCTCGCTGGGTCTGAACTGGTTAATCGTTCCGTAATACAGCTGAAAGACGCTATAGCGTTCCTTCAAGAGCTGATCATCCGTGAGTGCACTCGGCGGGTTCTTCTTGATTTTCGTAATCTTCTCATTCAGATAGGCCACGAGATCCTTGTCGTGCATCGCCTCGTAGAAAGAGATGTGGCGCTTCGTCTTCGCCTTGATGCGGTGTTTCAAGAGGAAATAGTCGAGGCATGCGAGTCCTGTTCTCGCGTTTTTTCCGATAGATTCGCACGAGAGGGCCTTGAGCTCTTCGTAGCTTTTTATGGCCTCATCTTTGGTGACAGCTCGGAGTCGCTTGGCAATCTCCATCTATTCTTGTGTTGGAAAAAATAAAACATAAGAATAGATGGGAAAGACGCGAAAGCTACGGGGCGGAGCTATTCCGTTATTCAAGAATGCAATCCCCGATGATCTTAAAAAGCTTACACGGGTAAACGCAAGGGATTTCATCTTGGAAGTGTGTAAAGAATTACCCACTAAATATGCATCCTTATTCAAAAAAGAGAAGGGTTGTGTGAATAATCTGTGCCCTAAAACGATGACGCACTTTCAACAACAGTGGGCGGCTGCGGAGACTGATTTCAAGACACAGTGTATTAGGGCCCAGGCTCTTAGGAGATTTACGAATCTTAAGAACGTCGCTGACGCAGCGAAGTTAGAACCGGCTTATATGAAAACGACTGCGGATAGACTCATTCAGAATAATAAGGAGGCTAAAAATGCCACGGCGGGCACCGTTAAGACTGCCGCAAATCCTGCTGCGAAGGCTGCCGCGAATGCCACAGCTAAGGCTGCCGCGAATGCTAAAGCTAAGGCAAAAGCTGCCGCTGACGCGAATGCCGCTGCTAAGGCAAAAGCTGCCGTGAATGCCACAGCTAAGGCTGCCGCTAATGCCGCCGCTAAGGCAAAAGCTGCCGCTGCCGCTAATGCCGCTGCCGCTAATGCCGCCGCTAAGGCAAAAGCTGCCGCTGAAGCGGCTAAATTAACAGAAGCCCAGAAATATGTAATCAAGCCGCCTACCACGCTGCCCCCACCCCCTCCCCCCGCGACACCTAGCACAGGCGCCGCCGCGAAAGCTTATGTTAATCCATCCTCATCTCTCGAACAAAAAGTTGAAAACGTCAGCAAGAAGCTTGAAACCGCCAGTCAGCTCTTAAAAAGTATGACCGCACCTAAAAGCGTTGGGGGGTATACCCGCAGACGCCGCAATTAGGTCTTCTTATCACCCTCCTGAACCGGCTCCTCCGAAGCGGCGGGTGATCTAAGAGGTGGCGTCCCCCTAGAGAAATCAACATAGATGTTCTCAGGTTCAGCCTGAGATAGTAGTTGCGCGGTGCTCGGTCTTGAATTATCAAGCACTCTTCTCCGCTGGTCAAGAAGGGTGCGGTAATCAGCCTCCGATGCCTTAAATAAGCTTGAAGAATCGGGTTTCGTAAACTCAGGCTCTCTAGGCTGCGCCGCCGCCAACTTCTCTTCCAGTTCCGCCTTCAGCCGCTCGCTCGTGGCCGCAACAGCACTCGCAATCATCTTATCCAAGTCGGGAACAATCTCATTCTTGAGCGCCTTCTTCTTCTGGAGAAGCATCAGCGCAGCATCTGACGTCATATTCTTAAGACGAGACTGTGTGCTATCAAAGACACGAGTGCGGTCAAGACCGTGGCAGATATCGGGGCGGCGCAGCTTCTTATTATCTTCAAACTCCTTCTCGAAGGCTGCAATTACATTATCAGGAATTGCAGGACTCTGCTCAATGAGACGGTCAAGCTCGGCGCGGCAAATCTTAAGGAAGTCGAGACTGTCCATGCGTTCAACAGGATTCAGAGCGAGTTCAACTGCAATTGCGCGCTGAAGTTTACCCCACGATACACCTGCGACACGATTTGATTCGCTTAGCTGTGCAAACCGTAAAAAATTATTCAGCGTCGTAAGAATGGCGGCGACTAAACTCACACCGCCAATACCGAAGTTGAGATATTTCTGTACGTCCTCATTTCCATCAGCAATGCTGCTGATACCAACGCTGGCCGTTCCAGTCAGGGTGGAAAGGATAATGACTGGAATTGTCATGAACATGTTCTTTCGGGTATAAATCTTCTCGGCCTTGTCGTGCATCCAGCGGTAGCAGCCGGCAATATCGGACCAGTCAGCCATAAGATGGTCCTGCTCCTTGCTCCAACCATTCAAGAAACGCTTCGGTGTTCCAGGTGCGTCCCCCTTGGCACGATCCGCGGCGGGCGGCGGCGAAGGAGATCTGGACATTTCTCCTTATCGCTCAGATTTTTTTATTCCCCTGCAAAACCCCAGCCTTATACATGCGCGCAGCAGCCTCTTCTGTCAGGACTTTAGGGTCAAGACCCTGCGGAATAGAGACAAACTTCGGCTTCGTCTTTGACTTCGCAGCAGGCTTCATCATCATATAGACTCCATACGGTCCCTTACGGAATTCATATGGACCGATCGTGTGGAGGAGGCTCTCGGACTTCGTCTTGAGTTTCGCAATCACCGCGTCAAGAGTCTCGCCCTCCACACAGGGAATTCTCGTGGTCCCCCATTGGAAATAGAATCCATAAGGACCCTTCTTCTTTACAATCGGCGAGCCCTCACACTCACCCACCGTCTCCTCTGGATTCTTCTCATAGACGGGTTTCGGAGCCCTCGTTCCATTCTTTTTGAGGTCTTCCAGCTTATCCTTATAAGAGGCCCATGTATCACGACAGACACCCTTCCACTGCTCGGTGCCAGTCGCAATCAAGTCAAGACGGTCCTCCATCTTCTTCGTAAATCCATAGTCGAAGAGCTGAGGAAACTCGCGGATACAGAAGTCGTGGACGGAAGTTCCAAGAGGGGTTGGACTCAGCTTCTGCTTCTCAGCGCCAACCTTCTTCTTCTCGGAACAACGGAGCGGCGGCCACGAAGGCTTTTCTAGAATGTAAGACCTGAAGTCAACTTCAGTAGCAGGCTTGTCCTCCTTCTTCGCATATTCCTTATCCAAGACAGTGCCGACAAGAGAGGCAAAGGTGCTCGGACGACCGATACCGCGCCGCTCCAGCTCTCTTACGAGTGTGGCCTCCGTATAACGGCCCGTCGGCTTCGTGACGTGCGGATTGGCTGCGAGCGACTTCCAGTTGAGTGCATCGCCGGTCTTGAGCTTGGTGGCTGCGGTCCACGCGCTAGATGCTGAGTCGGCTTCGGAGGTCTCATCCTCATTATCAAGATCCACAGCTGCGAGACCGACCTTTTTCCAGCCTGGGAAGATACTCCGCTTCCAGATGGCCTGCCAGACGAACTCGCCAGGGTCGGCGAGTGCCTTGAAGAGGACTGTGTGCTCTTCTGACTGAGAGGGAGCCATCACGCTCTGAATCGTTCGCTGCCAGATGAGCTTGTAGATGCGGATGTCGGCAGGTGTCCATTCACCCATTGGAAGATCTGTGAGGTCCATATGCGTAGGGCGGATGGCCTCGTGCGCATCTTGCGTCTTAACGGCAAGAGGTTGCGTCTTAACGGCAAGAGGTTGCGCGGGCTGCTGAGCCGTTGCTTTACTCTTCTTTACAGACGCTTGCGCTTTTCCCACATACTCCGCACCAAATGTCGCCTTCACATACTCCTGTGCCTCTGCAGTCGCCTCCTCAGAGATATAGGTTGAGTCCGTCCTCATATACGTGATATGTCCCTGCTCATACAGCTTCTGCGCCGACCTCATTGTGGACTTCGGCTGATACGAGAAGAGGGCGCTGGCCTCTTGCTGAAGAGTGCTGGTGATCAGCGGCTTAGGAGGCGCGGCCGTCCTCGGCGCCGTTTTCGTAGACAGGACTTCGCCGCGCGTGTCTGCATGGATGTTCTCCAGGAAATTCAGGGCGGATTCCTCATCCTCCAACTCATCATAGAGGGATGCTGGGAATGTAAGGTTATTTGCTGTCCATACCCCTGAAATCCGCCAGCTAGTCTGCGCCGAGAACGTCGTAATCTCCCTCTCCCTGTCCACAAGAAGACGAAGCGCAGGGGTTTGACAGCGGCCAGCAGAGAGACCAGGTCCAACGCACTTCCAGAGAATCGGGCTAATCGTGAAGCCGACCATCATATCCAAGACGGCCCTCGCCTGCTGTGCCTCTACACGATTCATGTCTAGGCGGCGCGGATTTGCAACAGCCCTCGTCACAGCATCCTTCGTAATCTCGTGAAAGACGGCCCGATGCGTCTTTGCTGTGTCAAGACCTAGAAGGACAGCCACGCTATAAGCGATGGCCTCGCCCTCACGGTCATCATCCGCCGCCAAATAGACAGTGTGGGCCGACTTGGCAGCCTCCTTGATACCAGACATCGCCTTACCCTTCTCCTTGATAAATGTGTAGCGCGGTTGGAAATCTCTGTCAAGTCCGACCGCATCCACCGTCTCCTCCAGAGCACGGATATGCCCCATTGTAGCAATGACTTTCCATCCTGGGCCTAGGAAGCCCTGGATTTTGCCGCATTTTGCGGGAGATTCTACAATACAGAGGGAGTACATACCTACATATCGTGAAACATGTTTGTCAAATTTTTCTTACTCATCTTGCCACGACGCTTCTTAGCGCGCGTCTTCCTGGTGCGCTTCTGTTTACGGCGGCGGCCGCCACCACGCGCCGAAATCGCGTCAAGAAGGGGCTTGAAATCCGTCTGGTCCTGTGTAAAAGGTTCAAACCTGGGGAAGATGTGGATATAGTGGGCGGGCGGTATTTCAGCGAGGATTTTATGGTCCGGAATATCGTCAAAGAAGAAGACGCGGTTTGCCAAGTTATATGTCGATAATCCTACAGCTTCCATCATATACTCAACGTCTTTCAAGCGTTTCGGTGGATCATCTGAAGGAGTCCTCGATTCATGTGTTCTGTCCATAATGTAATCAAAGACAACTGGCACATCTAATCTTATTTTCAGTCTGTCATGAACATACTCAATGAACTGCTTGTCGGCGTTATTCGTGAGCATGAAAATCGCGTCAACGTTGCCTCGCATCTTTGCATTGACTGCCGTTTCTAAGACGGCTACCGCATTTCTATTCAAATACAGTATGTCTTTATCGGACTTGTTTTCTACGTCAAAATAATTCCCTACTAGTGTATTGTCCATGTCCCAGACGAGCACAAGTCCGGACATTCTATAATTATCTCTTATAATAATATATGGCGGCCGTTGACCCCCTTCTTACAAATGAAGATATAGAAGCGGTGGCGGGTGGCCCACGATTTAATATGGCAGCAGCACAAACGCGTATACGTCCTAAACTTCTGGCTGCCCGTGATCTATTTTCTATGAATTATATTATAGATGCGAACAAGTATCCAACAGTCTATATAACAAGCGATATTCATGCAGATTATCGTAAGTTTATACAGATTCTTCAGGACGCTAATCTTATCTCAAGAGATCTAGACCCTTATACTGAAGATATTTACGACCCTCGTATGATTACAGAGACACTATGGATAGGGGGCCCTGGTATATTGGTTGTGCTTGTTGGCGATATTGTCGACGGTAGAAGAAAATTTGGGCTGTCTTTTAGCGATGTTGACGATACCAGAGGTTCTTTTGAGTTTTTATTGCATGCCTTTTTACACAATATACGTATTCGTGCGCTCGCTGCCGACTCTAATGTAATATTCACAATCGGAAACCACGACCTGGAGAGCATAATAGCGGTTGGTAACTTAATTACTAGTGGGTTGGGGACATTCTTATATGACACATATGTGCACCCCACGTCGAAGACCTTTTTTCTTGACCGCCCTGGAGTGAGAATGGGCGCCCTCTTACAATTTTACAGAAATTGTCCCTTTTATTTTCTTTCAATTCAAGATGGCGATAAACGAGAGGTTGCGTGTGTTCACGGAGGATTACATGGACTTGCTGATTACTATGGCAAGCCAGTTGATTACACAGATAGTCTTATTCATATTCAAGAGGAAATTGCCAAAGGAGGTGATTTGCTTGCTAATACTCCAAAAATATGGTATGAAGATGATTTTCAGCGATCACCACTTGGAAGCCCGCTATGGACGCGTTTATATTCGACAAAGAGTGGTGGCAGCTGTGATTTAGTAAATGCTCTGCCATATTCTTTAGTCGTCGTTGGCCACTGCCCCACACATAATCAGAGTCTAAGACATACAGAACTTATTGGGACACAGGCAAGATTTTCTGAATGTGACCACGGAGAGATAGGTGATAGTAGGCCAGGATGTATTCTCTTAGATTGTGACGGAGATGCCCACGACAAGGCGCCGAAACTTGCATTTGTAGATACTGCCTTATCAAAGTCTCAGAGGACGCCGCCAGGCTTTGCCCTAGTGCCCGATATTAATAATCGTATAAGAGGTGTGCAGGTTCTTCGTCTACGTCATAATCTTGAGAATCAGATTAACGGGGCCTTTTATAATGTAATTGAAAAAGTCATGCAAGGAGTTGCCGAGCAGCTTTATGCAGAGCCTATTATCGAAGTCGCGAAGGGCGGTAGACGATCTACGCGCAAACGCAAGACATATCGTAAATTTGAATCTAAACGTTCCAAACGTAGAAGTAGAAAATGAGTGGCTGCCGCATTCTTGACGATAAGGACCTAGAAGAGCAGACTGTAAAACTAAATCGAGCTGACATGCGACTATGGCTCCCTGAGACACTTGGTGAGACCCGAATATTTGATAGAGGTTTTATCAAGCCATTTCCGAAGGCGTTTCAGGCAAGGACCTATCAAGAGGAGTATCCATCTCTGCCTGTATCAACGATCCAGACTGCTAGGCCCGTCTATAAGAATACAATGAGCCTTCTTGAGAGGGTTCGTGGTATTCTATCAACTCCGAGTGTAGTTATAGCAATAGATAAGGGTGAGAAGGCCGCCGCGCCTTATGAGCCTCGCACTCCGCCTTATGGGTAACGTAACGATGTTATACAATATTAAGAGTTGCCCGCTCAATATCTGCCTGAGTAATTGCCAATCCAGTCAACGGATTAGTTGGAAATTCACCGCGGTGAATCTTTTGTTGAAACCATTGTTCTATACCCTCTAATTTAAACATAAATGTATGCGGTGGTATCCCTTGTATGCGCTGAAGTATAACAATCTCTTCCCCATTTTGAAAATTATCATAAGATATAGAATTAACACCTATATTAGCGGCGCGTATATCAATGACGCCGATATGTCTCGCTGCCGCAATAGTAGGTATTTGCATTATGACTCCTCCATTATTCATTCTGTTTACATAATTCATAGCCTGCATCAATACGATACATATACCACCAAAAATAACGTAGACAGAAGCCATTCCATATTGAATTCCAATCATTTCATCAAATCCGCGTTCGCGTGCTGCGTCTCTTACAAGTTCAAGAACATCTGGAAGCATCATAATTAATCTAAAACCTGCGAGAATAACCGCTATTTGATAGAAATCTCTTCTCCTCTGGCCACCTACCATCTTGGCACGACGTGTGCTATTGCGGAGCTTTCTATTGTGCTTCCTTACACCCATATTAAAGATTTTTTTAATTGAAGGAATCAAAAGTAAAATCTCTTTTTTCGATGTCTTTTCCACACTCTCATAAATAGAGGAATCTCCACCTGGGTAAACAACATCCAAAACAGACCTTATAAATATGTCGGCGGCTTTATCGTCGGTCATATCTGAAATATTCGCATTAGAAATCCTTATTATAATATCTATTGCTATTTCAAGAGTGTCATCAATATTATTTTTAGAAGGCTTTAAAGATTTCTTCATTGTGGAGCTTCTATTTTTTCTCATCTACTTAGATCTTATAAAATTAAGTCACGATGTTAGAACTTCGGAACAATATCAGGGTTACGCATAATAATAACTATAACAATCGCCATCATAGAAACATACAGCAGTAACTCGACGGCCTTTGATTTTTTAGCCATATACTCTATAAAAATATAGACTATGCCCCAGACAGAAATCCACCAAAGCTCTAAGAATGTCAAGGAGAGAAAAAGTTGTAACTTGTCCTCCATACTACCATACTGGTGACTTAAAAAATTTGGCATGAAATCAAGAAATGATAACAGTCCATCTCCAAGGTGGTCTTGGCAATCAGATATTTCAATATGCTGCCGGTCTCGCTGTTCGGAAGGTCCGAGGGGGGACCATCTGGTTCACTCAAGGCGAGAATGCGCATAACACAATGAGACGTGATTATGTGACCGAGTTATTTGTAGAGGGAAACCGGCATAGCACGGTGCGGCCAGCCGCAATTGCTCGCTACACACAATATAGCGCATTTGAGCCGTGGATGCCCAACTGGTTTGGCTCAGCTGCGACAATCTATTTGGAAGGTTATTTCCAGTCGCTTCCTGAATTGGTGCCTATTCTGCCTGAATTGCGCGCGTCGCTTCTTCCCGCTCTTCACCGCTCTACAAGTATACAGCTTGATTCTACAATGAAAGGCACAGCCTTTGTTCATGTGCGGCGCGGGGACTATTTACTGAATCCGACCTATCACTGGATCCAACCCATATCTTACTACGAAAAAGGTATGTCACTTATACCGGCAGAGCGATGGCTCATCTTCTCAGACGATATTGTCTGGTGCAGACAACAGTCGTGTTTTCAGAAAGAGAATGTTGTGCTTTGTGATGAGCCGAATGAGCTCATTGCGCTCCACGTGATGAGCAGCTGCGGGGCAGGTGCCGTAATTTCCAACAGCTCATTCAGCTGGTGGGCCGCCGTGTTGGGAGAGATAGCGCCAGTTGTATATCCGGACCTCTGGTCTGAACACCACAAGCCGAACTTGTTTCCTGAGACTTGGATAAGACTTTCATCGTCGCCACCGTGACCACTGCCACCACCTCCACCCGCACCACTGAATCCGGGTCTGAGAGGGTCAGTGAGGTCGGGACAGCGCATCATGGTATGTTCAGCCTCTCCACACAAGGAACAGCGAGTGTACATTTATGTCTACAATATCTAGACATAAACGTAATCTCAAATTTAAAAATAAAATTGAACTCTCGTTGCTTGGCTAGAAAATCCAACCATGAATCTCTTCATTCTCTCCGCAAACCCTGTGGAGGCTGCGCAAGCGCATGCCGACACACATGTTGTCAAAATGATTCTGGAGGCGTGCCAAATGCTTTATTCGGCGCACTGGACCTCTGCACATCCTTCGCTTCTTGATAACAAGTCGGCCATTGGTGTGAGCAGAGCGCAGAAGGTGCTGGATGTGCCCATCCACTTCGCCGATGCACCAATCCGTAAAAATACCAGTGAAAGGGGGTATAGACCGGTGCATCTTCACCATCCCTGCACTCGCTGGATCCGAGCCTCCGTTGAAAACTACCTCTTTGCCTGTAATCTAGCGCTTGCGATTGGAAATGAGTATACATACAGATACGGAAAGGTCCATCTGTGTGCAGAACACGCGCGGTGGCTATTCGCCCATGTGCCTGAACTTCCCTCTATCGGTCTACAGCCATTTGCAATCGCTATGAAGGACGAGTATAAGATTAGTGATGATGCCATAGAATGTTATCGTCACTATTATAGGACTTCAAAGGAGGAGAGGGGTCTCCTTCACTATACGAGGAGGGAGAAACCTAGTTTCCTCTAACAAATGCGCACCACCCATTCCTGTCGTCAGGCCGATCCACCAGAATCTTCCAGTCAGGTGACGCGAGAAGCTCCTCTCTCACTTTTTTACACTTGTTCATATTCGTGTCATCGCATATGATCATTCGCAAGGATAAGCACTTGGAAACAAGCTCATTATACTCAAAATAAGTGGTGTATTCGCCACCATCCAAGAAGACGACATCAAAGTCGCGGTCCTCTAAGAAGGAGCACGTGGCCAGATTCTCCATATCTACCTCGTGCCAGTGTTCAACGAGGCCTTCGAACATCATCTTGAGTTCGTCGGTGGATGGAATGGCGCTTGCTGGAACCACGGTGCTATTCAAGATCTGTATATAAGGATATTCTGTATAGTGCATAGCGGCCATCTCGCACTTCTCCTTGTTACACTCAAGGCTCTTGAAGACGAATGGACCAGCGCGCTCAAGAAATCCAAGATGGAAGCAGCGCGTAGAGCCCATACCAGACCACGTGCCAATCTCTAAATACTTCGCATACTGCGTATCTTTTGCAACATTCATCAGAAAGTCACCGAGCGAGGTTCCTGGTGCGACCTGTCCCTCTCCATGCTTCCACGCATCCATAAACGGTGAGGCTTCTTGTGGGTCCCAGGCCATTGCTGCTTAGAATCGCTACTGCGTTTTATATGGCCTGTTAAATAGAATGACAAAGGTGCTAGAGAAACATAAAAAATATAGGGATAAATACGGGTCAAATGAAATTTACTGGGGCCTCGGTATAGAAGAAGAGACTTATTTTCAGTTTACTAAACCCATTCATGTTGCCACCCCTATTATTAGGTCATGCCACAAACCAGAGAGATATAGTGTTGATTATTACACGACGTATAAAGCTGGTCATATGAAAGCATTTGAATACCTCTTCCCAGATACGCACGGATGTGTTCCACTTCCATTTTTCGTGAATGCGCATTGTTTTACGAAGATGGATATAAGCGGTAATCATACCACAACGTATGAAAAGACGCCGCGGCCGAATCCGAAGTTTTATGGCAAAACATTCCTCGACGAACTCCAGGCCTTTTCTTCCATGTTCAAAGATGATTATGAAGTTTACTATACGTTTGATGGTGACTCTATTGAGTTTATGACACTTGGATTTTATAAAACAAAGGCTGCCGACGTTATAGAGGAGCTTGTGAATTACAAAAAGAAGTTTCTTGGAGAGATAAATCGCTTCTTGGGTGAGAAGAGGCGACACCGAGAGAAGGGTCTTCTAGAATATCCTCCGCGAAATCCTGGATTTGCTGTAATTTATAGTAATCCAGCTAATATAGTCATGTTTAATAATGGAACATATCATATAAATCTAACTCTTCCTTCTATTCTTGGGGCGGCGTCGGCAGAGGGAGAACCGGCTCCACTGGCCTTTCCAGACCTCTTCAGGGTTCAGCATCGCCAGTGTATTCGGATGATCCAGTGGCTGGAACCCCTCTTGCTTGCAGTTTATGGAACTGCCGATCCACTGTCTGGATATTCGCGCCGATATACGAAGGCGTCGCAGCGATGCTGTGTGGCAAGATATATTGGCATTGGCACATATGATACGGAGACTATGACAGAGGGTAAGCTATTAACACTTGATGTGAAGAAAGTGAAGGGAAGTAGCTTGCCGTATTGGTGGTATACCAAGTATCACAAGACAAGTGGATACAATCCTCTGGAACAAATCGGCATGGATATCAATTACAGGAAACACTATAATCATGGAATTGAGATGCGGTTTTTTGACTGGTTTGCGGAGGACCGTTTGGGGGATCTTCTATCCTTTCTTGTGCACGCGTGCGAGGCCGCGCTTGAGAGGCCAGAGTCTGGCCAGGCTGTCATGTCGCAGACTTGGAATCAATTCGTCGTTGATGTCTTGAAAGACGGGGCGGCAACCTTTATCACGATGGAGGTCGCAGGTATGTATGAGAAGCTTCTTGGTATTCAGCTGGTGAATAAAAAATTGACGGCAAACGATGCATTTACGTATATATTTAAAGAACTCAAACGCATTTATAAAAAAGGCGAATGTGTGAAGAGAATGTTATAACTTATATATGCCAACACTGCTCGGCAAACTTAGATGATGGCGACATATTTGAGCATTTTATGGTCAAATATAAGGATAAGATAAAGGCTCTGGATACCGCAAAGAGATATGGGTGGTCAGAGACGAATAAGATACATTTCAATCGGTCTGTGATTGTTCAGTCCGATAAACAACCACAATATGAGATATGTCCAGACTGTAAGAAGATGTGGCCTTTCAAATTCTACCGGCGGCGAGTGTGACGGGCCTTCTTGTGTTTGCGGCGGCGACCGCCGACTAGCGTATTCTTATTTTTATTCTTGTTCTTGTTATTGGCATTATTGAGTCTCGGGGCATTATTGAGGCTCGGAACATTGTTGAGACTCGGGACATTGAGACTCGCTGCATTGAGGCTCGGCACATTGAGATTCGCTACATTGAGACTCGGCACATTGAGACTCGCTACATTATTAGTAGCGTTGTTGAGAGTGGGCATGTTATTGGCATTTAGGTTCAATGTGTTGGTATTTGTCTTCGCAGTAGCAAAGTTCTTCATGTTGTTGAGTGTCAGAATAGAATCATTATCGTTAAGTGACATCGGTTCATCCTCATTCAGCGAGAGTGTATTCTCATTGAACGAGGGAGGGACACTCATATTGGGCTCAAACGAAGATGTATTCATCTTGGGTTCAAATGAAGAGGGCATTGTCGCATTGTTAGTACCAGTATTCCACTTGTATGAAATATTGCCCTCACTCACATCATAGTCCTTCTTGAGGTGCTCCATCGTCCGCATTACAGAGCTCTTCATAATCTCCAGGTCACGTTTCTTGTGCTCGTAACCCGGGTCAACAACCTTCTCGTCAATCGCCTTCGTGAGGTGATTCATTCCATTGACAACCTTGCTAGCATACATCCGCCGTAAATACGCATCCTCCATGGACGCGAGGTGGCCGACAGCCTCCATCTCGTGCTCATACCAATGCTTCACGCCGAACATAGGAATATTGTAACGACGCGTCCCGTTCATTCTATTTGGGGAAACTAAATTACTTGATACTATCAGATGCCGTGTCCTTATGCGAATGCACTCGGAATACCAGGACAAGGAATTCATGCCGCCCGTTTTCTCGGAATGGCTCTGAATGATTGGATATCAACAATCATTGGAGCGGTTCTTATTTCTTTGATTTTTCAGACGAATGTGTTCTTTAGCTTCCTCGGACTCTTCGTAGGAGGCGAGATTCTACATTATGTATTTGGGGTCAAGACTGCATTCTTAAAGGGTATTGGTTTGGAGCCTATCTGCGTATAACCTTTCTCGTGTTTGTATGTCTAGGCAGCTTACGCGTTTTCCGCCCACCTTTCCATCTGCGCGCACACAACCAACCACTACATTTCTGCCATGTTGTTTTAACTGGTGGTAGAGGCTGCCGAGCTGCGGCATGTGCCGCCGCCATCTGAGCTCTAAATCCCTCAAGCGCCCTTTTTGCCGTGCCTTCTGTGAATGCATTCCGTGCCTTTTTTATTTTGAGTAGTTGGGCGGGTGTATAGGCTTTGGAATTATTATTTATATAAAGATTCATACCCTTATTATCCTCTATAATACCGGCATTTACCCCACTTGGAGTAGCGGAAGACCCCATAACACCCTGCCGCCCACGTCGAACTTTTCCTACACTTGTGCTACCCGAGACGTTTTCACTCAGTAAAAATAATTTCTGATCACGCTGACGTTTTCCTATAATATCCATAATACGAATACAGTTAGGAGTCATTCCCTTATAACATCCGTGTCCGCCACATGAAGACATGAAGAAGATACCACCGGGGAAAGGTGACGGCGTCTCTGCTATTACCGCATTAATCACCTCTTCGGTATTTGTATCAGTGTCTTCACCGCCACTCTGAAGTCTATGCATTAAAGCATGAAGTATCGCACCTCTAGCACGTGCGACGTCGGGCTCCATCTTGGGGTCATCTACATTAAATTTAAAGAAGCCGAAATTCTCATATAATGAGGTTTCTCGCATATTACGTGTGTTTTCACCCATACTAATGTATCGCATGTAGATGGAATCACCTGGTTTATAAAAAGTCAAATTTCTAAAAATACTTTTCTTTATTTCACTGCGACCCTTCCCATATAAAAAAGAATCCTTAAATTCTTTGCGATTTACACCTTGTGTAAGGTGTAATGTTGGATCGTCTGCGTGTGTCATACAATTCTCTCCAATATCCGCCATTTCAAAAATATAAACGTTGGGTGGAACAATAAATTCACGCGGCTCAGCGCCCTCATCTATCTCATCTATATCGTATCCTCCGTGCGAAGAAACAAGATAGATTGGGTATGTATCTAAGAAACTCCAATCCATTCTATTTATCGTCGTGAGTTTTAAACCACCCTAAAGCCAATTATAACATAGTATCTTAGATGGAACGTGTTGGAGGTGATATTACAACACTGCTGGACCTCACCCCACGAGACCGCCAAGACAATGACCTCTTTCCGCTAAATACGGACCAGACATGGTTTACGCGCGATCCTGACCGCCGTATTATTCCGAGTGTCCCTCTCGTCGCAGATTTCCCCTTCCGAGGCCCCGCCACATTCGGCCAGCGCTTCACATTTGATATTGGCTCCGTGCCATGTGGAGACTTACTACTCGGTTGCGCAGTGCAGATTCGGTTGCCGCACTGGCTGGATGCGACTACTCAGCTGCATGTGAGTTCGGGTCAATATGTATATACTGATCCTGCGACTGCATGGTTTTATGCAAACTCGCTCGGCTCTTCTATTATTGAAAAGGCAGAACTGGAGATCGACGGAAAGACAATAGAAGAGATTGATGGAGATTTCATTAATGTGTGCGCCTCGCTCTTCACGGATCTAAATGAGCAGTTCGGAGTTGCGATTGACCATCTCGGCCGCTGCTCTATTCCGAAATTATTGGAGTGGAATCCGAATCGCATGTTCCCCACCGAAGATGGTGTGCTCCACTGCGTCCTTCCCTTCTTTTTCATGCGCACCAGACTCCGCGAGGCTCTTCCGATGATAGCCATCAAAGAGGGTTCGGCCAGAATCCATGTGACGCTACGGCCCTTTACACAGTGCATTCGTCAGAGGGGTGGCGCTCGCAGCGCATGTGACTCGGTGCCGCTCACTACGGAGGTCACATTCCGCGACACAACCTTTTCATATGACCAGTTCTTCACCGTTCAGACAGCGACAACAATACCCGACCTTACGAGTGTGCGTCTTGTGACATTCGGCTCCATTTTAGACGGGAAGATGCGTGATGCGATGCTCCGCCAGTCATTTGAAATTATTCACAGGGAGGTCCAGACCTTCTATTTCGCCGAGCCGCTCAAATACACCGTGTCCAAGAACAGCGCTGCAGATACGGTGCGAATTTCGCTGCCGCTTGAGGCGAACCACCCTCTAGAGGAGATTCTGTGGTTCGTCCGCCGCAAGGATGTTGCAGGAAACAACGAGTGGACGAATTATGGGAATGTTCTGGAGAAGGATTATGACGCGGTTTACAATCGGCCCGAGCCTCTGCTCGTGAATGCGGTTCTACAAGTGAATGGTGTGACGATATGCGATGCTGAAGAGGGATACTATCGCGAGTTGATCGCTCGTCACCATCGTGGAGGGATTGTCCCATATGAGAAGTTTATCTATGGATATCCGTTCGCCCGCCATCCTGGCGACCACCAGCCGAGTGGGACACTGAACGCCAGCCGCGTGCAGAGTCTGCGGCTCGTGCTGGAAGTGAAGGGAGGGCCCGAATGGGAGGTGAAGGTCTTCTGCCTGGGGATTAACTGGCTGCGGTTCCAGAATGGGCTGGCGGGGTCTATCTTTGAGGATTAGGCCTCCCTAGAGGCCGTCTTCCTGCGCACATTTTTAATGTGCTGAGGACTAAACTCCATATCTCACTGACCTTTCCTCAATATCCGAATATGAGTCGCGCTGAATTCCCATCTTTGGATTCAGGACATACCACTTGGCCGCCGGCTGGAGGCTCTTCCAGAACATATCGAGGCAGAAACGTGGTTCCTTTTTACCCCCCGTCTCGAAGCCCTCCTTGAGCTTCGCGGCGCCTTCCTTGAAGTTGGCTAGAAGAGTCCGAGCATATGCTTTGCTCACACAATACCCTGCCGTTGTTTGTGCTTCGTGGACTTTACGTAAGAATGCGTGCTCTGTTTCTTCGGAGTGGAGAACATTCGCGGCCAACATACAGACGTCGTAGGGAACCATCAGAAGAGTCTTGAAGAGAGAGGCAACTTGCCACTGTCCCAAGACGAATGTAAAATCATCCTCTAGGATACAGCATTCGCTGTGAGTGGATTCAAGAAATAGTTCGAGCGCCTTAATGTGGGAGAGGGAGCAGCCGAGGGCGCCACGTTTCGGCATGTGGATGCCGGGGATTCGCGTGAAGTTCACAATATTGAGGCGAGCCATTTCGCCGAGGAACTCGCGGTTCCTGTCTTGGCGCTTATCAAGATTGATGTAGTAGACGTGGGGTGGGAGCGGCACGGGTTGGAAATAGATATAGAAACATATCGCTATGATAACGAATGCCACAACGAGTAAAACTCCATACCCCATCTACATATAAGGAATAATCCAGTGACCATTTTTTTTCATCTTTAAAATTTTTGCATTGCCCACCATCCAGTTGTAATGAAGAACAAGAAAGTTGGCCGGCTGTGAATCTACAAAAACACCATTCGGATATAGATCTCGAGGAAGAGTATTATAAGGAATGGATGTCCCCTGTAATGTAGTATTTACCCATCGCTGGTCCTCAGGAGCGGCGGTCCAAACCGCCTTGTTTGTCACTTTGAATATCCCTCCGTCATGACCCGACCTCCACGCAATGAACCCTGTGCAGCAATTGCGGCAAGGTGCGCAACACGTGGTCTTCTGTTCATCGCATTGAAAGAGGAGCGGCGTCGT